GGGCAATCGTGGTGTCGGGGCTCTGCTGCAGCTGGCCGTTGGCGTCGATGTAGAGGCTGTTGTTGCCAGGCAGCACCACGGACGACAGCACGTTGCCGCTGGCGTCGGTGTAGAGCTTGTCGCCGTCGGGCACCACGGTGGTGACGGGGCCGTTCGGCGTGTCCACGGTGACCACGCGCTGGTTCTGCACGTAGTAGTTGCCGTTGCCGTCCCACTGCACCAGGTTGCCGTAGGCGTCGCGCTGGGGCACGAAGGTGTCGCCGCCGCCCGAGCCGCCCCCGGTCCCGCCGCCGTCGCCGCCACCATCGCCAGAGCTGGGCGCGTTCTTGAGCGAGCCAGCCACCGGCGGGCCGGACGTGTCGCCGCCCTTCTTGACGCCCGAGTGGGTATGGGTGGTCAGGCTCACGCCGCCGGCCACGACGTCGCCGCTGACCACGACCTTGCCCGTGATCGTGACCACGCCGCCCTTGATCTCGAACACCACGCCGCCCAGCGACATGCGCATGGCGACCTTCTTGTCCTTGTTGCGGTCGAGCTGCAGGGACTCGTCGAAATTCTTCTTCTCCAGGTCCTCGTGGGCCAGCTTGTCCTCCTCGGCGATGCGCACGAAGGCGCCGCTGGGGTGGTACAGCTCGACGTTCCCGTTGCCGTCGATGGTGGTGTAGACGTCGGACTGGTGGCGGCTGAAACGCCGCTGCTTGTCCTTGAACGTCATCTGGCTGATCTGGGGGTAGAGGAACCCGACCACGATCGGGTTGCCACGCCCCATGAAGCCCACCAGCACCTCCATGTCCTGGCCGTCGCGCTGGGTGATGTCCCACTTGTCGCCGGTCTTCTTGACCTCGGGCAGGTCCACGCTGCCGCTGCGGGCGCTGGCGCTCTGCGCCATGATGGGCACGCCAGTGAGGCGCGAGCCGTCATCGCACATCACCAGGTCGCAGCTGTGATCCTCGGGGTGGGTGGCGACCACGATCGCCTTGCGCAGCCCGGCCATCATCAGAGCAGCCCCAGGTTGTCATCGGCCCGGCGCGACTGCTCGATCAGGTAGGGCGAGCCCTCCATCGAGGCGCGCGTGGCGAAGCCTTCGCCGCGGTCAAATTGCAGCGTGGTGGTGTAGGACTGGAGCGGCATGAATTCGTGGTCGATCTGGTGCACGTAGGCCATGTAGCGGATGTTGCCCTCGATGAAGACGCCATAGTCGCCGGCCTTCATGAGGTCGTTGACGCCGTCCACGCGCTCGGGCCCGCCCTTCACCACGGCGGCGCCCTGCTCGTAAATGACGTTGTCCTTGTTCATTTCGGACATGATGCGGCGGCGCTTCTCGATCCAGCTTTGCTGGAGCGCGCTGCGTGCCTCATGCTCAGTTTTCGGTAGGCTCGGGCCCATGTTGGTGATGGTGTCCTCGCCCTGTTGGCTCTCGGCATTCATGGGCCGAGCGCCGTAGTATTTTTTCGCGGCGTTCGGGTAGTCCTTGATCGAGACCGACCCCTCCTGCAGACCGAACAGGCGCCGCACTATGTCGTCAATCAGGTCAAACTTGCTGTTGTTCACCCAAAAGTAGTTGGCCACGTTGGCGTCGGAGCGCGTGGCGTTCATCGACTTGATCATGTGGTCCTTGATCAGCGAAACGCCCGGAATGGGGGCGTCGTCCTGGATCTTGGCTGAGGCCCGGGTGGCGGGCGTGGACAGCAGGAACGCCGGGATGGGGCGGTACACCAGATGCACGCCATCCTCGCGGTCCTCGGTGTAGAGCTCGTTCCAGACGCCCACGTCGCCGTGAAAGCGCATGATGTCGTAGATCGAGCCCTGGCTGTTCTGGTAGCTGTTGTTGACCACGCCATGTGCCACGGTGACACCATCCCCTACGGTGATCTGCCGGGGCACAAGCGACCAATCGGGCATGAAGCCAGCCAGGTGAGGATTGATGATCCTGTCGATCATGCGCCGCATGAATTCGTTCGCAGGCAAGGTATTGACGGCCTGCACCCCCAGGTCCTGCCACAGGCTGTAGTTGGTCAGCAGCGGGACCCCATCGACGTAGTTCGTCATGTAGAGCACCTGGTAGGTCTGCCAGATTTTCCCGAAGTCCTGCCCGACCACCGCCACGGTGCGCTGCGGCCGCCCGTCGTCGCCCTGGATGCGCTGGCGCGTCACGTTCGACACGAAGCCCCGCATCACGATCGGCAATTGTGCAGGGCGCGGCCCCAGGCCGCCCCACATGCGGATCTCAATCACGTCCATAGGCTCGATCAGGCCGTACACCGTCTCCAGCGTGCCATCGCTCCACGATGAGCTGGCAGCATCGGCGAACGAGATCGAGAACGCGCCGGCCGGCTGCCGCACCGACTTGGAGGTGCGCACCGATGAACCAAGGCTCAGGAATGGCGTCAGGTCGATGAACGGGTCTTTGCCCTGGTACCGGCCTGACACGGCCCAGTTGCCGTCCAGGGACTCGCGGCTGATGGTTTTGAACAGCCGGACGGACAGGTCGGGCTTGGCTTCTTGTGCGTATGGCATGGCTTATCGGCGGTCGGAAACGTCGGGCTGGGGGGCGGTGACGCGGGTCTGCAGTTCCTGGCGCGGAGCCACCTCGCGCCCAGAGCTGTCCTTGTGGACGATGTCCACGCGCAAAGGGTCAAACGACACGGCCGAGCCACGGCCCCAATTTTGGCCATTCGGGACTTCGGGCAAAGGGGTGCCCGTGTAGTTTTTCTTCGCGGTCTCGACCATCTTGCGGAAGGCATCCCAAGAGTGTTTCCCTTGGTTCGGGCTGCTGCCGGTCGGCAGAGATTGCCACTCGTTACCCATACCCGGCTTTCGCGCGGCCCCCTCAAAGTCACCGTTGAGCACCATGTCCAGGACGCCACGCTGACGAAGCGTCTCAATGAACGCCTTATCCTGAGACTCAGGCGAGAAATCCGTGAGCCCTAGCTTCGCGGCCAGGCCGCGCCATGTGCGGTTGACGAATTGGTACCGGCCGGCGGCCGTGCTCGGCCCATCGGCGGTGACGAGCCCCACTTTGTTCGGGTGCTGCCCCAGGTCGGTGATGGCCTTGTTGAATTTTCCCTGGCCCACGAGGGTGTTGTAGTTCGCCCCTTCGGACATGGCGACCACGTCCGAAAAGATTTTCAGGTTCTTGCGTTTCTCGGGGTCAGCGATGTCGGACATGCTGGACGCCATAGGAACGGAGCTCCCAGCGCCATTCGGCGTCCCCGCCGCGGCCGCTGTCGTAGCTGACTGGCGCGCCGCGTTGATCCGCCCAGGCAGCGCCTGTTCCTCGGTCTTGATCCTGCTGTCGCGATCCGTCTTGGCGGCGTCCATCTCGCCGTCGATACCCTTGAGGCGTTCTTGGATCTCGCCCCGGCGCTTGTTGTATTCCTCCTCGCTGATCTGCCCCATGGCCCGCTTGCCACGCAGGCCGCGCTCCTCGTCGAGCAGGCCGGTGCGCTCGTCGCGCAGCTTCTTGCGGGTGCTCTCGTAGCCCGAGTGGATGCCGCTGATAGCGTCCTTGCTCTCAGCGCGGGCAATGTCCTCCATGACCTGGGCGGGCGTCTTGTCGCCCTTGCCGGCCAGGTGCAGGATGCCCTTGCGAATGTCGAGCAGCGCCGGCACGGCGTAGTCGGCCATCTTGGTTTTGATGTTGTCGAGGGCCGCCCGGCTGTCGCGGATCTCCTGGCCCTGCGTGCGCTCCTGCTCGTACTGGGCCGACAGCTTGGCAAGGACGCTTTTCTGGTCCTCGGCGCTGCCCTTCATCGCCTTTTCGAGCTCTTCCTTGTCCTTCTGGCTGACGTCGGAGCGGCCCCGGAACTGGTCGGCCAAGGCCTTGCGGTCGTCGTCGGTGCCGGTCACGGCCTTCGACAGGTTGAGCAGGCCCGACGCATTCATGCCCTTCATGTCCCCGGCGTACTTCTGCAGCTCGCCCATCTCGTTCGGCTTGAGCGACAGGGCCGCCATGGCCTGGTTCATGTTCAGGCCGGTGTGGTTCGCGAAGGCGTTGGCGCGCAGCAGCTTCTGGCTTTCGGAGTTGCCGGCGTACTTCTCCTCGATCAGCTTGCGGGTCTCGTCGTAGAAGGTGCTGGAGCCCGTCGGGCCGGTCTGGCCCATGTACGCCATGTAGGGGCTGGCCTTGCCGTTGCGGTCAAAGCCAAACATCTGGTCCTTGGTGGCGAACATGCCGCCCTCGCGCAGGACCTGCATCTGCAGGGGGTCGAGACCCATGCGGTTGGCCACCATGGAGGTGAAGAACTGCGAGGCCTCGCCCTTGGCGCCGCCGGCCGACAGCGCCGCGTTCATGCGGCCCAGCATGGAGGCTGCGCCCGTGGGGTCCATGCCGGCGCGGCCGCTGCCGACCATGGCCGAGAACATGCCGCCGTAGCCCTCGACGTTGGCCGCCGTCAGGCTCTGCCGGGTCTGGGCCGTGGCGAAGTTGCCGATAGCCTCCATCACCTCGTCGGCCTTGGCGAAGGCGTCGCTCTTGGCGATGGTCTCGCCGATCAGCAGCGCCATGCGGCGGCTGTCCTGGGTGTCGCGGGTGACGCCGACGCCGCGCATCTGCCCCAGGAACCCAACTCCCTGCGAAGGGTCCAGGCCGAAGGCTCGCGACATGCCCACGCCCAGGCCAAGCTCCTCGGGCAGCGACTTGTAGCCCTGGCCGCTCAGGTTGCCGGACTTGGCGAACTGCTGCGCAAGGCCAGCCGTCTCGTCGTAGGTGAGGCTCAGGCCTTCGCCGGTCTTCATGACCGCCGTCTTAAGGCCGATGAACGACGCCTGCACATCGCCCAGCGTCCGCTTGAGGCGGTCGTAGGCGATATTGTTGTTCTCGGCCTTCTCGATGTTGTCGGCGATGGCGCCCACCAGCTTGCCAGCGCCCAGGGCCAGCATGCCCCCCATGAGCCCGGCCATGCCCGCGCCGAAGCCGGACGACATGCCGGTACCGATGGCATTGGCCGCCACGTTGCCGACCGGGCCAGCGGCCCGCAGCCCGGCCTGGGCGGTGGTGGCCGCCAGGCCCTTCGGGGTGTGGCGCCAGTTGCCCCCCTCCTCGGGCTCTGCCGACTGCCCACCGGTCTGCATGTACCGGTCGATCTGGGCCATCTTGCGCTTGTAGGCCCCGGGGTTCGGGTACATGCGCTGGAAGTCGGTTTCCTCAAAGGACCGACCTTCCTGCTTGGTGTCCCGCTGCCGGCGGGCCATCTCGCGATCCAGTTTCAGCAGGGTCTGGAACAGCTCGTTGACGCGGCTCACCGACTCCTTGCCGACAGGGTCGATCTTGCGCTTCCCGACCCGTTCGAGCGTCTTCTCCAGCTGCTGGGCGGTCTGCTGCGCGCCCTGAGCATTCAGCTTGGCCTCGACGCCAATTTCCATCTTGTTCGACATGGCAGTGGTCAGGTCAAAGGTTCAAAATCGTCCGGCATCGTCTGCCCGGGGCGGAAGCCAGCCAGCTCGGCGGCCACGTTGTTCTCGTCAAAGTCGGGGTCCTCAAACTCCTCCTTGGCCTTCGGATCGTCGTAGAACGTGTGCATCCAGAAGTCCTCAAGCATGTCCTCGATGGTGGCATCCAGGAATCGCGGGTCGGTTCGGGTGAGGTTGTACTTGCGGCGGAACCAGAATTCGACTGTCTCGGAACCGTTACGCGCCGCTTGCTTGCACCGCCAGTCCCTTTGCTTGACGAAAAGAGCGCTCCTTTGCTGTCAGCGCGTCGTAGACGGCGTTCAGCTTGGCGTAGGTCTCGGGGTCGAGCGGGTCCAGCTTGTCCAGGTCCCAGCCGTCCGGCGCCTCGACGGTGAGCACGCGCAGGGCCGACAGCCAGCCGCCCATGGTCATGAGCCACACAGTCGGCTCGACGCCCTGCAGGATCTTGGCGTACTCGCGCTGGATCGCGATCTCGTCGCCCATGGTGCGCTTGCCGAACACGAAGCAGCCGATGTTCTCGACCGGGATTTCAAAGTCAGAGGAGGCAGGGGTGCGGGACATAGGGTGTTCCTTGGATGATGGAAAAAGGCCGCGCGACCCGAAGATCAGCGCGGCCTACATGATCGCCTCACGACTGCGCGTTAGGCGCCGGTGCCGGTCACATCAAGGGCCATGAACTGGGCCGAGCTCACCACGATCTGGTGGGCCTGGATGTCGATGTCGCCAGAGGCGAACGAGCAGCCCTTGTACTTGCGCAGGAGCTTGCCGTCGGTCTTGGCGTACACCTCAAAGTCGAACACCAGACCCTGCAGCACGGCGTCGCCGTTCTCGGGGGTGATGCCGACCGCCTGCATGTTGTCCTTGATCAGGACCATGTTCTGCACGCTCAGCGAGTGGCGCGCCATGGTGGGCACGTACTCCTGCACGTGGATGTCGCCGATCCCCGAGGCGGGATCCGGGCTGTAGTCGTCGCTGGCGCGCACCGAGCGGATCATGCCCACCTGGCGGCCATCCAGCAGCACGATCGTGGTGTTGCCACTGCGAACCTTCTGGTTTTGCTGCATTTAATGCCCCTTTTAGGAAGATGCGGTGCCGCTGTAGGGGACCGCGTAGATGGTCGCGAGGATGTAGTTCACCGGGATGGCCGGCGAGCACTCGAACTGCACGCGCAGCACGTCACCCTCCAGGGCGGCCGTGATGTTGCGATAGGCCGGGCTCTGCGCGTCACCCACCAGCACGCCGGGGCCCTGGGGCTCGGCCTTCGCCAGCTCGCTCAAGGCGGACTCGGTGATGCTGATCGCGCGCTGCAGGCTGATCGGGCCACCCTTGGCGCCGCGCAGCACGTCCAAGGCCTCGCGCACGCGGCGGGCGGTGTAGTCCAGCGCCCAGCCGGTGGATTGCTCGACCTTCGCGTAGTTGCGGTCGGACAGCCAGGTGGTGATGGACTTCACGACCTTGTAGCCGGTGTCCACCTTCTCGACGCAGAACACGCCGCCGTTGATCAGCACGTCGGTGTCGGTCGGGTTGCGCAGCTCGCGCTCCAGGCCGCGCACCTTGATCGCCTTGTTGGTCAGCGGGGTGCCGGGGTTCACGCCAGAGAACGCGCCAGCCACCAGGGCGGCGGTGATGTAGGGCGGGAACAGGGTCTGCTTGCCGGCCAGGTTGTAGTTGTAGTGGCCGATGTGGACCAGTGAGGTCCGCTTGCTGTTGAGCGACTTGGCGGCGTCGATCGCCTGCAGGTCGGTCGTGTTGGCCACGGTGCCGCAGATGACGCGGCGCTCCTTAAGGGCAACATCGCTCATGTAGGTGGCGTGCGTGTCAGCCAGGGCGTGAATGGCGGCGTCACCGCTCACCGGCGAGACCCACTGCACGTCGGCGGTCTGCAGCACCTCGAAGGCGGCAGCCCAGTCGTTGAAAGTGGTCGTGCCGTCGCTGCCACCGGTCATGAACGTCCAGTCGGCCACAGCCGGGGGCTTGCCGGCGTTGTTCGCGCGGGTGGCGCGGACGAAGTCCTGGGTCGGGCCGTTCAGCCAGTCGATGACGGCCTGCAGGTCGCCCTTGACGGTGTAGGCGGCAGTCTTGACGTCCTGAGCGGTCACGAAGTCCAGGCCCTGCAGCGCAGGCGAGTTGTAGCTGGTGTCCAGCACGTTCGCCTCGAAGCCGGCCACCACGTTGATGCGGTCCACCAGGTCGATGATGACGGGGTACTGGGTCAGGTCCAGGGTCTCGACCACGGTGCCGGCGGGGGCGGACAAGATCACCTGAGTGCCGTTCACCGTGATGGTGGCCGAGGCCTGGCCGCCGGTGTAGTGCACCGAGAACGCGCGACGCTCGATGTTGTCCTTGGTGTAGTAGTCATTGCCGCGCTTGGTGGTCACGCGCAGGCCCGAGATGCTGCCGGCCTCGACCTTGTACTGCAGCTGGTTCTCGCGAACGCCGTAGTTGTTCGAGGTCAGGTTCACGACCGTGTTGTTGCTGGCGTCCTTGAGCACGCCCGTGGACTGCACGGCGTTGTCGACGCGGATGACGACGACGGTTTCAGGGCCGCCGGTCTCGGGCGACGGGTCGAAGGCGGCGCGCACGGCCTCCAGCAGCTCACCGGAGACCAGCTCGCGCTGCGCCTCCTGGGGGCTGCCGTAGCGAAGCACGGTCTTCGGCTTGCCGCCGGCGGCGCGGCCCACCAGGGCCACGATGTTGCCGACGGACGAGTTCTTGGGGTCCAGCGCGCTGTCGTTGATGACCGACGCCGTCGCCGGCAAAACAATCAGCCGGCCGTTGAAAAAAACACTCATGGAAAACCTCGCTTAAAC